TTAGGGAACGTATTATTAAATCTAGGCTTATCTGTACTTGGGTCTGTATAGAAACATCCCATAAATACTCCTCTTATTGCGTCGCCTGCTGTTGCTACAACGACTGTTCCGTCGTTTGCTTGTTTAACTGGATCTCCAGTAAATATGCCACTTGCTCCGCTCGCAATAGAGTATTTAGTAGTACCTGTAGTTCCGCCTGGAGCAGAACCAACTTTCGCTATTGGTCTTAGTCCAAAAGCTTGGTCTATGTTAGCCATAGTAGTCTCCTAAATTATTTCAGAGACAATTATCTTACTAATTAAGACTTCTTGCCCCCAAATGTTACTCTGCTTTGCCTCTCCTGATGGATTGGCATGCTTGGGTGCTCGTCTTTATGTAAATCTTTTTCGATCGCAGTTGTCTTATCGTTTGTAAGATTACGGAAGTATTCGTCCCGATCCTCTTTTACTTCGATTGGACATCTCATCAAAATTAATCCACCTACTCCTATAACGCCTTTATACTTACCGTCTGCGACAGCAGGTATGTCTAATCTGTCTGGATACTCATCTGCTCTCACAAGTTCATATCCACTTCGTATCCTTCCGATGACATTTTTTTCATCTAGTTGGCCACGATACTCAGCCCTTACCCACCGATGGTGATAACCCTCTGGCGGTTCTGGTGCGTCTAGGTTTGATGGAGGGACCCATCCCCTCTTTCGAGCAACCTTTTCACGGGTTTCTGTTTTGCGTGATAGGTTTTTTAATCCTTTTGTAGTCATTTACGCCTCCTTCACGTGTTTTGCGTATTCTTCTAGTGGCACACCAAGTTTTTTTGCAATAGCTACTTGTGAAGGTGTGAGTCTCACAGTGCGGCGTCCATTGGACGTTTTTCTGACAGCTGACGCAACTTTTTGCGTTGGCCTGTTTTGATCCTCAAATTTTTGAGGAAACTCTTTTCGTATTCTACGATCAATTTCATTATAATACTCATCTGACGATGCGTCAAATCCTTCTGTAATTAAATCGTCGTGTAATGACATCGCAGTATATGTCATACCCTTATCTTTACCAAACCATTCATTTTCTAGAGCCCACTCTTGAGCTTTTGGATCTGGTTGTCTTGGCTGTTGTGCAGGTGCATCAATTGCCTCTTCAACCGTTGCTGGTTGCGCTTCGCCTTGCGCTTCTTGTTGCTGTAGCTTATTTTTTCTAAGTCTTAATCTTTCTTTTTCAATAGCCATTTGTGCTATTTTTTGTTGTGCTTCGACTTGTTTTTCAACATCACCTGTTTCAACAGCTTGTTTTAAAGCTGTATTTAATAAAGTTTCTGTTGATGCTATGCTTGCTTCATCGGACGATACTCTTTCACGTGAAGTGTTAATAGTAGTCGTTTGTAAGTTTTTATTTTCTGCTTGAACTTTTTTTGCATATTCTATCGCTGCTTGCTCACGTCTTTCAGCCTCTCTCATCTTACGAGTAAGTTTATCAATACGCCTTTTTACAGATTGTGAGTATTCTTCTAACTCTTCATCCTTCTTTTCTTCACCTTTTGTTTGAACAGATTCTGTAGGTTGTTCTACCTGAACCTCGTTTTCTTTTTTATCATCTTCTTTGAGCTCAATATCGACAGGATCACCTGAAGTATCTATTGGCACCATTTTATCTTGCTCTGATTGCACTTGTTGCATAGACTTCTCCATGTTTATAATATGTTAGCTGGCAATACGTCTCTTGGATCGTCAATGACAGCCAGTATTTCATCGTCATTAATAATCCTTAACTCACCACCGTCTATTTTAATTCTAGACCCTGCATAGCGAGTAATCAATACCCAATCATCCACTTTACACCATGGACCAGTAGGAAACTTTTCTTTATCTTTATAAGCGTCTGGTCCAACCTTTAGGACCTTGCAAATATTTGTTGTTATTTGAGATTCTTGTATAGTCTCATCTGTTAGATGAATACCTGATTTTGTTTTATTCTCTAATTTAAGTGGAAATAATGTTATTCTGTAACCAGACGGGTTAGGAACTTTTTCAAGCTCTTTTTTCTGTTTTTCAACAGCTTTGCCATCCCATATGTGTTTTGGCACTATTAATTTACTCATCTTCTAGCTCCGTTTTTCTAAGCAGGTCCGTGAGTTCCTGTTCTTCTTGTTTGAGTGCCGCTAATTTTCCAGTCAAATATTTATAATCTGCCCAGTCTTTAGCCAGCCCATTTAATATAGACTGTTCTACTTGCTTTTGTCTAGTAATTAATTCTTTTTTGTAAAAAGTAAAAAAATTTTCTATGCGCATGCTTTCATTTGATCTGCCATAGATTTAGCTCTATTTGGCGTTTGCTTTGCCCACCGTGAGTCAAGCATTTCGTAACTAGCACCGATGTAGTTCTTTTCTGCTAATGCTTTCCACATGTTACGGAACTTTGATACACCGTTTTTACCTAGCTGAAATACCATTTCTACAAGTATTTCTTGAGCTATTTCGTCTATATCTGTGCAACTGTGTTCTTCTTTTAACTCTCTAGCTCCCTTAATTGCATTTTGTAGATCGTCAGCTAAAATCTCCATTAAAAATTTTTCTTCATATTCTTTATCGTCTTCCCAAAAATCTTCGACGCAAAGATGACCTACACCCACGGTGCGCTTACCAAGTGTATCGAGGTATACCTTATTACGATAGCCCTCGTGTTTCTTAACTGACTCCATTAATCTTTCTAAATTCATTTATTTTTTTCTAATTACTTTCTGTAAACTCCTTGCTTGTTTAGCGTGTAAACCAGAGGCTTTTTTCAAACCTTTAATAACTTTTTTTACTCTTTTTTTATTTGACTTTTTCATTTCTTTTTAAACATTCCTATTGCACTAGATCCCGCCTTGATTCCAAAGCTCGCAGAAATCGCTATGTATAACAAATTGTGATAATACGACGGTAAATCTTGCAGTGCGATAAACCCTTGATGAACATGTTCTTGTAAGGGCGTGAATACTAAAACTGCTGGAAGTAGTAGAACAATTAATGCTACCTCATCTTTCCAGCTCCCTTTCATTTGGTCAACTGCACTTTGCTCC